GAAGGTAGTGGCGAATTAGTAGCATGGTTAGTATATCCATCATCATTAAGTATTGCTGATATTACACAAAACTATGACATCTTTAATGCAAGATAATGAATAACTATAAACTAACAGCAAACGGAATAGAGATGATAATCTCACAAGAATATTTAGAACATATCCAAAATAGAAATTGGGAATATGTAGAAGTAAATGTAGAACCGACACATACCATAGAAGAATTTATGGGTGCATCTTTAAACGAAATAATAATCAATCAATAAAAATAACGATTTTTTTAACATAAGGTGTTTTTACCTTACAAACAATTATAAAATGAATTCAAAGACAGTATTAAACAAAATAATGCAGATGTTATCATTAAACGAAGAAGTTCAATTAACATATGCTAAATTAGAAGATGGAACAATAGTTGAGTCTGCAACATTTGATGTAGGTGAAGACCTATTCGTAGTTTCAGAAGATGGAACTAAATCTCCAGCACCAGACGGAACACATGACTTAATGTTGAAAGATACAGAGGGAAATGAAACCATGCTTAAAGTAATCTCAAAAGACGGTAAAATCGTAGAAAGAGAAAATGTAGAATTAGCAGATGCTGATGCTGACATGATTAAAACAGAAAAATTACCATCAACGGGTAATGAAGACCCTGAAAATGTAATGCCAGAAGCAAAGAACTCTGTAACTAGTGGTACATTGAAAATGGCTGAGGAAACTGATGAAGTTGACCCTGATATGCCTGAAACAGATGGTGAAACAATGAAAGATGAAAAAGACATGGAAATGGAATTAGGTAAGAAAATGGAAGAAATGGCTTACAGAATTGATGAAATGGAAAAGAAAATGAAAGTGATGGAAGCAACAATGATGCCTCCAACAGACTCTATCGTAACAGAAGAAGAGTCAGGAACAATGATGGAAGCAGTAGACGAAGATGAAGAGTTACCAAAATTAGATGGTGCTCCAGTTGAAGATGCTTCTGCAATTCATAAGTTCAATTCAAACAGAAAAAATTATGGTCAGAAAATGGTTGATGCTCAATCTACTTTCTTATCAAAACTTTATAATTAAAATAATTTAACAAAAAAAAACGAATTAAAATGAACAAAAATCAAAAATTCGCTAATATCACAGGTGCTCAACCCACCTTTACGAGTCCATCTACACCAACTTATGCTGGTGAAGCGGCTTCAGGATATATAGCAGCTGCACTTTTAAGTGCAAACACTCTTGATAAGAAGTTAGTTACGATTATGCCGAATGTGAAATATCGTTCAGTAATCCAAAAGCTAGAATTATCAAACTTAATCCAAGACGCATCTTGTGATTTCGTAGCAGCATCATCTGCATCTTTATCAGAAAGATACTTAACTCCTGATGAATTCCAAGTTAACTTACAATTATGTAAGCAAACTTTCGTTCAATCATGGGAAGCGATGCAATTAGGTTTTTCAGCTTTTGATGAAATCCCTAAGAACTTTAACGATTTCTTAATTTCTTATGTAGGTGGTAATGTTGCTCAGGCAATTGAAACATCTATCTGGCAAGGTCAAGCTTCAACTAACGGACAATTTGATGGTTTCCAAACCTTATTGTCTGCTTCAGTAGCTTTAACTGCTGGTGGTTCTACAACAGATGCTTTACCTGCAAGATTAACAGGTAGTGGTTCTGTAATCATCTCTGGTAGTGTAACTTCACAGAATGTAATCTCTAAATTACAATCAATGGTTGATACAATCCCTAACACTGTTTATGGTAAACAAGATTTAGTTATCTATATTGGTACTGGTATCGCTAAGGCATATCAATTAGCAACTGCAGGTACTGCAGCAGGTGTTGCACCTGGTAGTGGAACTGGTTTAACTAACATTGGTGCTAATGGTTATCAAAATAGTTTTGTAATCGGTGAAAAACCATACAACTTCAATGGTATTGATTTAGTATTATGTCCAGGTCTTGCTGACTCTAAAATGGTAGCTGCACAAAAGAGCAATTTGTTCTTTGGTACAGGACTTATGAGCGACCAAAACGAGGTAAAAGTGATTGACATGGCTAATATTGATGGTTCACAAAACTATCGTATCATCATGAGATATACAGCAGCTGTTAACTTCGGTGTTGGACAAGACATCGTATACTACGGAGCTTACTAAAAAATAATTTAAGAAGGTAGGGGAGTAAAATTCCCTACCAACTTATCACAAACAAAAACTTAATAATATGCCTTATACATCAGGACAATGTACAGTATCACTTGGAAGACAAGAAGTCTGCAAAGAGTCGGTAGGTGGTTTACAAGGAGTTTACTTCTTGAATTACTATACTGCATCTGCAACTACTGGAGCTAACGACCAGGTAACTGCATTGGGTAACCCATCAGGTAGTTCAGCTTATTATTATGAACTTAAAGGTAACTCTTCTTACACAGAGACTGTTAACTCATCAAGAGATAATGGAACTACATTCTTTTCACAAGAATTGACTTTGAATTTGAAGAAATTAACTAACGAAATGACCACTCAATTAAAGTTGATGGCATACGGTAGACCTAAAATAGTAGTTTGGACATTAAATGGTGAAGCATTATTGATTGGTAACAAAGAAGGATGTGATGTAACTGCAGGAACTATTCAAACAGGTGGAGCATTGGGTGACCTTTTCGGTTATTCAATTACTCTTACAGGTTTAGAGAAAGAACCCGCTTACTTCTTATCCGGAAGCACAGTAAATAATCCTTTCGCTGGTTTAACAACACAACCAACTATCGTTTATGGTTCATAAATAATATTATGACTAAAAATATTAAACCCTTACAGAGATGTAGGGGTTTTTTTATTATCATAACTATTTCTACGAAAAGTAGTGTTTTTAATATACCAATTATACATAAACTAGGGATAATGCAATCATATTATATCAGTCAGAGCAACTCATACACATTTAGGACACAACCAACTGCATCTACATCAAATCAATTTACCATGTCACTAACTGATATGACAACATTGACTACATTTACTGCATCTATGTCTGGTATAACTTATGAAGGATATGAAAGTTATATTGGATTTACTGCAAGTATTAGTGGTGCAATTGTTGCATCAGAATATCGTGCAGTATTATATAATGGAACACCAACAGGCAGTGTAGATATATGGAGAGGTACAATGCAAGTATATGCATCACAATCAATAGATAAATCCGTATATGAAAACCAAATACCGCCAATAATATCACATGAAAGTGAGAACAAATACATAATTTACAACTAATATGAAAGGAAAACAGAACTTTGCGATAGTAAATGTTAATAATAACCAACTACCAGTAATTACAGAGGATACAAGAACAAGATATCCATTTGTACCATTTGGTGTTTACGGACAAGATGATTTTTTTGATGCAGTAATTGCTGCATTCAATGTATCAACAACTAATGCTGCAGCCGTTGAAGGTATTGCAGATTTAATATTTGGTAAGGGTTTATACTCTAAGAATGAAGTATTTAATGAGACATTACAAAAAATTGTACCACAAGAGGAAGTAAAAAAAGTTTCTTTTGACTTAAAATTATTTGGTAATGCAGCATTTCAAGTATATTGGGATGATACACATACGAAAGTAAAGAAAATGTATCATATTCCAGTTCAAACACTTCGTGCAGAGAAATTATATGGCAATCCAATGATAGAAAACTATTATTATTGTACAGATTGGACAGATGCAAGAAAAATCAAAGAGAAAAAGAAGATACCTGCATTTGAAACTTCTAATGAAAAGATGGAAATACTTTACATTAAGAATTATTGTCCAGGTCTATACTATTATTCTTTACCTGATTGGGTATCTGCTTTACAATTAGCAATGTGTGATGGTGAAGTAAGTAATTTACATTGGAACAACATTACAAATGGTTTCTTACCGTCTGTAATGATAAACTTTAACAATGGAGTACCTGCACCAGAAGAAAGAGAGACAATTGAAGATTTAATACAAAGAAAATTCACAGGAACAGATAATGCAGGTAGATTTATGGTATCATTTAACGATGATGTTGCAAGTAAGCCTACATTGGATGTAATACAAATAGATAATTTGCATGAGAAATATGAATATGTTGCAGATTACATACAAGATAGAATATTAGTTGCACATAGAGTAACTAGTCCATTACTATTCGGTATTAGAACAAAGAACAATGGTTTCAGTTCTCAAAGTGAAGAAATGAAGACTGCATTTTCTATTATGCAAACAATGACTATCTCTCCATTCCAAAATCTTATCTTAAATAGTTTAGATTATGTTATGGCATGTTCAGGATACACAGATACGGAATTATACTTTGAACAATTAACTCCATTAGTAATTCTTGCACAAACTGCAGAAGAAACTGATAAAACAGTTGCACAAGTTGAAGATGAAACTAATAAATCAATGGAAAATCCTGCAACAACTGATGAAGGACAAGATGCAGTAGTAAATGAACCATTGCCAACAGAAAAGTTTTCAATGATGGAAGTAAATAATTCAC